GCCTGCGCCGACGCCTGCGCAGCTGCGCGCCTATATCGAGGCGCTGCCTGAGGATGCGATCCCGGACCTGAACGAGAGCCGAGCAAGGCGTGAGCATTACCAGGCGGAGCAGGCGAAGCTGGCGGCACTGCAGGGGAGGGGCGAGCTGGTGCCGGTGGCTGAGGTGAAGGCACAGGCGTTTGCCTTGGCGCGTGGCGTGCGTGATGGGTTGATGGGGATCCCCGACCGGCTGGCGCCGATGCTGGCGGCGACACAGGATGCGCGGCAGGTTCATCACCTGCTGAGCGAGGAGATCCGTGTGGCGTTGCGGGTGCTGGCGGATGGCTGACGCAGCGGCGGAGTACCTGGCGGCATGGCGTGAGGGTCTGCGGCCGCCGGACCCGATGACGGTGAGCCAGTGGGCTGATGCGCATCGGATGCTGAGCCGGAAGGGCAGCAGCGAGCCGGGGCCATGGCGCACGGACCGGACGCCGTACCTGCGCGAGCCGATGGACTGCCTGAGCCCGAGCAGTCCGTGGCGGCGGGTGGTGCTGATGTTCGGCAGCCAGATGGGCAAGACCGAGGTGGTGCTGAACTGGCTGGGTGCTGTGATCCACCTGTGGCCAGGGCCGACGCTGCTCGTGCAGCCGACGCTGGACATGGCGAAGCGCCTGAACCGCCAGCGTTTGGATCCGCTGCTGAAGGAGACACCGGTGCTGAGCGAGCTGATCGCGCCGGCGCGGTCGCGGGACTCAGGCAACACGATGTTCCTCAAGGAGTTCCGCGGCGGTCTGTTCGTGTTGACGGGGGCGAACAGCGGCAGCGGCCTGCAGTCGATGCCGGCGGCGTACTTGGCAGCGGATGAGGTGAGCTCCTACCCGCTGGAGGCGGACGACAAGGGCGACCCGTTGGAGAACGCCGAGACGCGGACGAGCACGTTCCCGATGGGCAAGGTTCTGATCACCTCGACACCTGGCACCAGGGGCGCGTGCCGGATCACAGAGGAGTTCGAGAGCCGGAGCGACCGCCGGCAGTTCGCGGGGCTGATGCCGTGTTGCGGATCGCTGGAGGTGTTGCGCTGGCGCGAACACATGAAGTGGGACCGGCCGGATGGTGAGGTGTGGGCGCAGTGCCCGGCGTGTGGCGAGCGTGTGGCGGAGCACCACAAGACGAGCATGCTGCTGGGTGGTGCGTGGCAGCCGAGCGCCAAGGGTGATGGGATCACGGCAGGCTTCCACCTGCCGGGGTGGTATGCGCCGGCCGGGTGGACCAGCTGGGACATGATCCGTGATGAGTTCCTCCGGGCGAAGGCTGACCCGCTGCTGCTGAAGGGCTGGGTGAACAAGCGGGCTGCAGAGGCCTGGGAGGATGAGGCGCTGGCCAAGGTGTCAGCTGATGGGCTGATGGCCCGAGCGGCAGCCGAGCCGTATCAGACGGGTTGGTGTCCTGCTGGTGTGCTGCTGCTGCTGATGGCTGTGGACGTGCAAGACGCCTGGCTTGAGGTGAGCGTGTGGGGTGTGGGCCGTGGTGAGGAGATGTGGCTGGTGTGGCACGAGAAGGTGCAGGGCGACCCAGCGGACTTGGGGGCCGACGGCCCATGGGCGCAGGTTGATGCGATCCGGCGGACGCAATGGCCGCGTGAAGCCGGGGGCGTGATGACGGTGCGGCATTGCGGAGTGGACACCGGCGGCCACTTCACGCAGGAGGCCTATGAGTTCTGCCGTGCTCGAGTGCGTGAGGGTGTTGTGGCGCTGAAGGGCAGCAGCACCAGGGCAGCACCGGCATTGAGCAAGGGCAGCAAGGTGGATGTGAACTGGCGGGGTCGGACGATCAAAGGCGGGGTGACTCTGTATCTGGTGGGTGGCGACACGCTGAAGCGAACGATCTACGCCAGGTTGAAGCGTGAGAGCGCGGGCCCCGGTGCGATGCACTTCGGGCAGAACGCTACTGAGGAATACCTCACTGGTCTGACCTGCGAGCGGCTGGTGCCGCGGCAGGTGAAGGGCTTTCAGGTGCTGGAATGGCAGAAGCCATCGGGCGCTAGGAATGAACCGCTCGACCTGGCGGTCTACTGTCTGGCGCTGCTGGAGCTGGTGAAGCGGCGCTTCAACCGGGCGACCATGTGGGATCAGCTGGAGCGTGCTGCGGGTGCCGCGGCGCCGCTGCCTGCTGCCTCGGCTGATGCCACCGCCCAGCCGGCCGCACCACGCCAGCGGCGGCGTGCTCGTGGTGGTGGCGGCAGCTTCGTGAGCAACTGGTAGGGTGTGCCATACAGGTTTCTCGGACAACCCCTGTCACGAACCCCGTGGGTGTTACCAGCACTCACGGGGTTTTTCTTTCGGCTCCGCTACAGTGCCCCCAGGAGGTGTTGCCTGTGACTGTTCCGGCTGAACTGCGCGCTGGCGACACGGTGCAATGGATCGAGCCCGCAGCGGTTGACCTGTTGGGCAATGCCGCCACGTCAGCGACGTGGGTGATGACGACCTACCTGCGGACCAACACCGCAGCCGAGGGTGCAACGGTGGTCGGCACCGCTCGTGCTGACGGCGGCTGGGACATGGCGATCGCAGCCGGCACATCAGGCGGATTCGATGCTGGCCTGTGGACCTGGCAGACGCGGATCAGCAGCGGCGCGACGGTGATCACCGTCGGCTCCGGCACGACCACGGTGCTGCCCAGCCTGCAGTACGCCGGCAGCCCTGCCGCCTTTGATGGCCGCAGCCAAGCCGAACAGGATCTGTCGGCCGTGCAGGCTGCGATCCGGGCGATCGTGGCGAAGGGCAGCAAGTCCTATTCGATCGGCAACCGCAGCTATACCAGCCAGGACCTGTCAGCGCTGATGCAGCGCGAGGCGCAGCTGAAGGCGATCGTGGCGCGTGAGAAGGCGGCGGAGAAGGTGGCAGCCGGCCTGGGTAACCCGGGCAACCTGTTCGTGAGGTTCAGCTGATGGCGAAACGGAAGCGGTCGAAGGTGACCAATCCACCGCCAGCAGCGATGCCTCAGCGTCGCGGTCGGCGGGCGTATGAAGGCGCCATGGTGTCACGGCTCACGTCGGACTGGGTGACCAGCAATACGAGCGCCGACGCTGAGATCGACGTCAGCCTGGTGCGCCTGCGCAACCGCAGCCGCCAGCTCGTGCGGGACAACCCCTATGCCAGGCAAGCGATCAGGGCGATCGGCGCCAACGTGGTGGGCCGTGGCATCAGGCTGCAGGCCCGCGTGCCGATGCAGCGCGGCGGCGGCCGGCTGGATGAGAATCTGAATCGGCAGATCGAAAGCGCCTGGCAGCGCTGGTGCAGGGCTGATACCTGCCATGTCGCCGGCCGGCTGTCATTCGCTGAGATCCTGCGGCTGGCGATCTGCAGCGTTGCCGAATCAGGCGAGGTATTCCTGCGGATCGTGCCGGAGTCCATGGGCCGCGGCCGTGTGCCGCTGTCGTTGGAGGTGATCGAGAGCGATTACTGCGACGAGGGCAAAAGCCTGGGTCCGCTTCCGGATGGCAGCGAGTGGCGCATGGGCGTGCGTGTCAACCGGTGGCAGCGGCCCATCAGCTATGCCTTCCGCACGCGGCATCCTGGCGACATGGTGAATGGCGTCGGGTACGAGACCCGGGAGGTGCCGGCATCTGAGGTGATCCACCTGTTCGTGACCGACCGCCCTGGGCAGACCCGTGGTGTGCCATGGATGTCGTCGGCGGCGAAGCGGCTGCACCATCTGCAGGGCTATGAGGAGGCCGAGGTGGTGCGGGCCCGCGCCAGCTCCAGCCTGATGGGCTTTATCACCAGCCCCGAGGGTGAGCTGCAGGGTGATGAGGTCTACGACGACGAGCGGGTCAGCAACTTCGAGCCTGGCGTGATCAAGTACCTAGCGCCGGGCGAGAGCGTGAGCGTCCCCCAGCTGGACGCGCCTGATGGCCAGTTTGAGCCGTTCATGCGCGGCATGCTGCGAGCGGTGGCCGCGGCGGTCTCATGCAGCTACGAGACGATCTCGCGGGACTTCAGCCAGAGCAACTACAGCTCCAGCCGACTGAGCCTGCTGGAGGACCGGGAGATGTGGCGCATGCTGCAGGACTGGCTGATCGAGCATGTCTGTCAGCCGGTGTTTGAGCGGTGGCTGATCGCGGCGCAGGCAACCGGTGAGCTGACGCTTCCTGGGTTTGATCTGATGCCGGAGCGCTACGAGGCGGTGAAGTGGTTCCCACGTGGTTGGGAATGGGTGGATCCACAGAAGGAGGTGGCCGCGTACAAGGATGCAGTGCGGTGTGGGTTCAAGACCCAGGCCGAGGTGGTGGCCGCTGGTGGTGGCGACCTGGAGGATCTGCTGCAGGATCTGGCATCGGAACGTGCTCGCGCCCAGGAGCTCGGCCTGACGCTCGACATCGACCCGGGCAAGGTGTCTAGCGCCGGCTTGACGCAGGCCCGACCGCCTGGAAGCATCATTCCGCAGGATGCCTACAGTCCAGAGGACACGGCAGCGGAATCTGGCGACAGTCCCGGCGAATCCGAAGCCACTCCAGATGATCAGTCGGAGGATCTGGCCGAAGGTGAAGCGATCGACGAAAGCCTGACCTGATGCCTGCCGAAGAAGTAATGACCGACACGGCTATGCTGAATGCAGGTAATGGCCAAGCAATGGATCTGCGCGAGCTGAACCGGGAGCCGCTACAACGTGTGGCGTCGTTCGACTATGCCGCTGCCGTTCGCGGCAAGGGTGAAGAGGATGTCCGCACGCTTGAGTTCCCATTCAGTTCGGAAGAGCCGGTCGATCGCTGGTACGGTCCCGAGGTGTTGAGCCATGGCGACGGCGCCATGGACATGACTCGCCTGAATGATGGTGCTCCTCTTCTGTGGAATCACGACCCCAATCAAGTGCTGGGCGTGATTGAGAAGGGCTGGGTTGAGAATGCTCGCGGCTATGTCCGTGTGCGGTTCTCACGCAGCGCATTCGCAGAGGAGAAGCTGACCGACATCCGCGATGGCATCCTTCGCAATGTGTCGGTGGGCTACAGCATCACCGATGCGCAGCCGCTGCGCTCGAACGGCCAGGACGGAATCTTGGCCACCTCATGGCAACCCCATGAGGTGTCCGTCGTCAGCGTGCCAGCTGATGCCAGCGTCGGAATCGGGAGAAGTCTCGACGATGACGCCACCGCGGCCCCGGCCGCAACCAACCCCCCAACCACCAAACCCATGGAACCGACCATCGACCTCGAGGCGGTGCGGGCGCAGGCTGCGGCCGATGAGCGCACCCGCGTCGCCGGTATCACCAGCCTCTGCCGTGAGCACGGCACCGACGATCTGGCTCAAGGCCTGATCGAGCGTGGCGCCAGCGAAGCTGACGCGATGCGCGAGGTGCTGGCCGCGATCGGCAAGCGTGCCAAGCAACCCGCCACCCCTGCTGCCCCTGTGGCCCCTGCCGCCCAGCCCATCGCCAGCGGCTCCGCCGACATCGGCCTGACCGACAAGGAGGCCCGCAGCTTCTCCTTCCTGAACGCGATCCGCGCTCAGATGGATCCCACCAACCGCGCACTGCAGGAGGCCGCGGCATTCGAGCGCGAGTGCTCGGCTGCTGTGGAGCGGAAGACCGGCCAGGCTGCCCGTGGCATCTGGGTGCCGCATGATGTGTTGAAGCGCGACCTGACTGTCGGCACTGCCAGCGCCGCCGGTGATCTGGTCTTCACCGACGCCCGCCCCGGCAGCTTCATTGAACAGCTGCGTAACCGCCTGGCGCTGAACGCCCTGGGCATGACCACGCTGACCGGCCTTCAAGGTCCGGTTGCAATCCCCCGCAAGACGGGCGCCAGCACCGCCTACTGGCTGGCTGAAGGTGGCGATCCAACCGGCAGTAACCCGACGGTTGATCAGGTGACCATGACCCCCCGCACCGTGGGGGCCTACACCGACTTCACCCGCCGGCTGATGCTGCAGTCCAGCATGGACGTTGAGACCATGGTCCGCAATGACCTGGTTGAAACTCTGGCGCTGGAGATCGACCGAGCCGGCCTCTACGGTGCGGGCTCCAGCGGTCAGCCTCAAGGCGTCAAGCTGACCACGGGCATCAACACCGTGGATTTTGCCGCCGACAGCCCGACGTATGCCGAGCTGGTCGACATGGAGACCAGCATCAATGCCGACAACGCTGACATCGGCGCGATGGCATACCTGACGAACTCCACTCGCTACGGCGCGTTCAAGACGACCGACAAGGCATCTGGCGCAGCTCAGTTCGTGCTTGAGCCCGGCGGCACCGTCAACGGCTACCCCGTGGTTCGTTCGAACCAGGTCGCGGCTGGCGATGTGTTCTTCGGCGTGTGGAATCAGCTGCTGCTGGGCCTGTGGTCTGGCATCGACCTGAATGTCGACATGGCAGCCCTGGCCAAGAGCGGCGGCGTCCGCGTGATCGCGCTGCAGGATCTGGACTTCGCTGTCCGTCATCCCGAGGCCTTCTGCCGCGGCAACAACACCCTCTGATCATGCTGATTCGGATCCTGCGG